ACACAAGGCACCCCATTTTAACATTTCCCAACGCATTTTTAACAGTTGCTAACACACTTTGGCACGGTTTTTGCTCTGTGCCACAATTACGATTCTTTAACACACCTTTTAACACACTTTAACACCGCCCCTTTTGTTAAACTTTTATAAAAAGATGTTTCACGTGGAACGGTGACAAAGTGGATGTTTCACGTGGAACAAACTGTTATTAATGTTTCACGTGAAACGAAGTGTTAACAGATATTAATTTTATTCTTTAATACTATTTAACAAAAATAATTTGGTGGATTCGTAAATTTGACGTATCTTTGCACCGTGATTTAGAAACATATAAGTTTAACAATTTAAATTAGGTAAGTTATGAACGAAAATTTTAATGAAACTGTTTTCAACTGCATTACAAGTGTTAACGCTTTGATGACTTCAAACGAAGTAGCAAAAGACGATAAAGCAGTTATCAAGTTGAACCGCTTTAAGAAGTGGTTGAATGAGTTTGCGGCTGCAAACGGTATGAACGAAGTTAAATAATAACAGTCGTTCAAGAAACAACAGAAGTTTAACGTTTTAAAGGTTTTAAGTTATGACTAAAGGTTTTAGTTTTGCAAGTAAGTTCAACAAAACAAGTTTCGGTATTGATACAACCGATTTTCCGTTTGTAAAGTTGATCGACATTTTCAACAGTAATAATGAGGGTGGCGGTGACGTAGTGCACCCTATCAATGGTTTGTACGTTCACAAATCACAGTTGGGGGATTCGCCTGTTATTATTGATGCCGAAAATAAACGATTGGTGAACTTACCACAGTTCACAGGTGACACGATTCGTGAGATTCTAGCAGATAGTGAGGCGGTGGATGCTATTAAGGCAAACAAAGTCGGTTACACGATTTACGAATATGAATCACACGCCAAAAAGTGTTACGGTATTACCTTTGTAGATAAGTAGTTTCGTAGGGTAAAGGTGGATAACGTCACGGGGGTAAACAGTAACTTTGTTTATTGTTGCCCCCGTTTTTGTTTCATTTTAAATTTAGTAAGTTATGGCAAAAAGGAATCCTATTGGTTTTAGCAAAAGAACCTTTTCATTTACGGGTGAAGTTCACGTAAAAAGCGAGATTTTAACCGCTTTGGAATCAGACCCCGTTTTAAGAAAAGAAATTGCCCGAACTTTTCAACAGGCAAATCGAAGAATCCAAAACGTTGAAAAATCGGGTATCGTTTCGCCCGCAGTTGTTGCCCTTAATAAAGGTGATGTAAAGGGGTTTGCAAAATTTTCAATGAAACACGATTGGAACGATTTAAAAATCGAATATGCAAAAGCGGTGGCGTTTCTTCAACAACCTACATCAAGCGCAACAGGTACGAAAGAATATGCGCAACACCTAAAAAGCACATATAAACTTAGTGACGATGAGTTTAGTTTGATGCAAAATAAATTAATGGGTAAAATTGCTAGCGTTTCCGATGAGAAGTTTTTGGAACAGTATTTAATGCAATACAAAGATTTCACGGGCGAACTTGAACAGGAAAGTAAAGACGTTTCCGACCAAATCGAAAGTGATGCAATAAAAATAGCAGATTCGTTGCAAGACGATTTGAACGAACAGGCAAAAGCTATTGAAGACGAACAGGAACGAATGAGAGGTTTACTAGACGATACACTTGCAAAGATTCTGAAAAGTTTCAAAAAATTCGGTTTATAATGAAAAAGATACCCTTTGAACTACAAACAGAAGTTTTCACGCCAAAAGATATTGCAAAGGTTTTATCTTTGGCGGTGAACGAAAAGAATTTTACAGGCAATAATAAGGGCGAAAAGTTTCTTAATGTGCCTGTTTCTTTCGATATTGAAACAACTTCATTTTATCGTGACGAAGACGGTGAAACATACAGTTATGAACGTTATATGAAATTAGGCGGCAAACAAACCAAAATGGAAAAATGTTCTTTAATGTATGTTTGGCAATTTGGAATAAACGGTTTTTGCATTATTGGTAGAACGTGGGATGAGTTTTTGCAAATGTTATCTGAAATCGTGGATATTTTGGAACTATGCCCAAAAAAGCGTATTATTATATATGTTCACAATTTAGCCTATGAGTTCCAATTTTTCCGTGAGTTGTTAGATTGGGAAAAGGTTTTTTCTATAGACCTTAGAAAACCGATTTACGGAATAACTAAAACGGGTTTAGAGTTCCGTTGCAGTTACTTACTTTCGGGATATTCGTTGGCGAAATTGGGTGAACAACTTCACAAATATAAATGTGAAAAGTTAGTGGGGGATTTGGATTATTCCCTGTTGCGCCACAGTGAAACACCGTTGACCCAAAAAGAAATTGGTTACTGTTTGAACGACATCAAAGTTGTTATGTGCTATATTCAAGAATTAATTGAGCAGTACAAAGGAATAACACGTTTACCGATTACAAAAACGGGTTTTGTTCGCAAGTATTGCCGTTCTGTATGCTTTAAAACAACTGACGAAACAGGCAAGACGATTCCGAACTTTAAATATATTGATAAAATTCACAGTTTAAATATAACAGGTTTGGATGAGTTTTCTATGCTGCAAAGGGCGTTTTGTGGCGGTTTTACACACGCCAACGCAAAATACACCGATGAGGTAATTGAAAACGTAGATAGTTACGATTTTACTAGCAGTTACCCCTATGTTATGGTGTCGGAAAAATTCCCTATGAGCACAGGCGTTTTTGTTCCTGTAAAGTCTATGAAACAATTTGAGTTTATGACTAGCAAATTTTGTTGCGTGTTCGATATAGAGATTACAAACATATTTGCGAAATCAGAAAACGAAAACCCTATATCGGTAAGCAAATGTTTCGTCAAAGAAAACGTTTCAGAAAATAACGGTAGATTGGTTTGTGCTAGTAAAATCTGTATGACAATTACAGAAATAGATTTCAAAGTGTTTTCGCAGTTTTACACGTGGGAACAAATAAGAATCGGGCGAATGATTTGTTACCGCAAAGAATATTTGCCGACCGAATTTGTGGAATCTATTTTGCACTTGTACGAAATGAAAACCAAACTAAAGGGCGTAAAGGGAAAAGAAGTGGAATATTTGAACAGTAAAGAAATGCTTAATAGTTGTTATGGTATGTGTGTTACAAACCCGTTGCGTGACGAAATTTTGTGTGACGGTGAAACGTGGGATATTGAACACCTTACAGGCGAAAAGCAATTAGAAATGCTGAATAAATATAACGATAGCAAAAACCGCTTTTTATTTTACCCGTGGGGTATTTATGTTACCGCCTATGCAAGACGTAATTTGTTTACGGGGATTTCTGAATGCGGTGACGATTACATTTATAGCGACACCGATTCGGTTAAAATAATGAACGGGGATGCCCACAAAGAATATTTTAAGGCGTACAACGATTTAGCACAACAGAAATTACGTGCCGCCTGTAAGTTCCACAAAATACCCTTTGAAAAGGTTGAACCCGTCACAATAAAGGGAATCGCAAAACCTTTGGGGGTTTGGGACTATGAGGGGCGTTACACCCGTTTTAAAACTTTGGGTGCTAAACGTTATATGGTAGAAGAAGAAAACGCCCTTACAGTAAACGGCAAAAATTATAATTATTCTATGACCGTTTCGGGTGTTAACAAAAAATCTGCTATTCCCTATATGGTGGAAACGTACGGTGAAAATGGCGTGTTCGATGCCTTTACTAACTATCTAGACATCCCACCGAGTGCAACAGGTAAGAACATCCATACATATATAGATTACGAACAAACGGGAACTATAAAAGACTATAAGGGAAACGTTTCAAGTTACGATACGACCACAGGGGTACACTTAGAACCAACGGGGTACACTTTGAGTCTTTCAGTTCTTTATATAAACTATTTAATGGGAATAAGATTAAAAAAGGAATAATATGAAACAGAAAAAAGAAAAAGTGGAAACACCGAAATTTTACACATTGAATCGTATTTTGTCAAAAAATGCAGATTACAACGTTATTTTCGGTGAACGTTCCAACGGTAAGACTTATGCAACGTTACTGTATGGAATCAAAGAATATTTGCGCACAGGAAAACAAATGGCGTACATTAGGCGTTGGCGTGAAGATTTGAGGGGTAAACGTGCCGAAAGTTTGTTTACAAATCACGTTGCAAATGGCGTGATACAGGAATTAACAGGCGGTAAGTTTAACGAAGTGTTTTATGTTTCGGGTAAATGGTTTCTTTCGTTCTATGACCCCGAAACGAAAAAACGTGTGCCCGAAAACACACCGTTCTGTTATGGGTTTTGTCTTTCAGAACAGGAACACGAAAAGTCTAGCAGTTACCCGAATATAACTACTATTGTTTTCGATGAGTTCCTTACAAGACGTTATTATTTACCCGATGAGTTTATGCTATATATGAACCTGTTGAGTACAATTATTCGTCAAAGAAATGACGTTAAAGTATTTATGTTAGGAAACACCGTGAATCAGTTTTGCCCGTATTTTACCGAAATGGGATTGAAACAGGTGCGAATAATGGAACAGGGCACAATAGATATTTATAAGTTCGGTGAGCACGGTGCAACGGTAGCGGTTGAATATTGCAGTACTATTGTCAAACATAAAGCAAGTAACAAGTATTTCTGTTTCGACAATGAAAATCTGCAAATGATAACGGGCGGTAAATGGGAACTAGCAGCATATCCACATTTGCCTGTAAAATATAAACCGAGTGACGTGTTGTTTGTCTTCTATATTCAGTTTAACGAAATGACCTTACAGGGTAACGTGATACAGGTTGAAGACAAAGAAAACGGGGTTAATAACTTTATTTACATCCACAACAAAACAACACCGATTAAGGACACAGAAAATAGTTTGATTTATTCGTTGAATATGAACGGAAAACCGAACTACAAACGAAAGTTGTTGAGTACTGCAACGTATCTAGAATCGCAGATAACTAGATATTTCGCCACCGATAAAGTATTTTATCAAAGTAACGAAATTGGCGAAATCGTGCGTAACTATTTAATGGCGAGTGCACGAAGTAACATTATTACCTAATATATGTTAACGGGGGTTAAAAATGTTTCACGTGAAACAATTTTCCCCCGTTTTATTTGGTGAAACCAAATAAAGTTATTATCTTTGCAGCATCAAATAACAAAGTTAAAAAATTACTATATGGATGCAAACGGAATAATTTCACTTATTAGTAACGTTGGTTTTCCTGTTGCGGTGTGCATCGCCCTTTTCTTTTATATGGAAAAACAGAATGAACGTCACCAAAACGAAACCGACAAAATGAATGAAACGGTACAAAGTAACACAAAGGTGCTTACAGAACTTTGCACCTTAATTAAAACTTTAATTAAGTAAATGGAAAAAGAAAACTTATATAACAGGTTTCAAACAGAAGTTAAAAACAAAGATTCTGCATTATTTACATTTATGCAACGTGTTCTTTGTATGACTTCAAAAATGTTTGTTTACACGGGCACACCCGAAACAATGCCGCCTGTTGAACTTGAAAAGATTCTGCAAACAACAGGTAACGTTGGAATCGCAGAAGTTGACGGTAATTTGTACGCCTTACAGGGCACACGGGGTGGCGAATGTGATGCCTATTATCACGGCAAAGATTACGTTGTTGCGAACCCGTGGTTAAATTTGAACAAGACGTTCAAAATTGATTCGGACATCGTAGTTATCAATAACACACCGTTTGCGGATTCGCTTTTGCCTATTATCGGCAAATATGGTGTACTTTACACGGATGCCACAATAACGCTAAATTTGGCTAGCATTTTGACCCGTATCACTATGTTAATTTCGGCAAGTGACGATAAAACCAAACAGAGTGCGGAATCGTTCTTACAGAAAATTTTGAACGGTGATTTTTCAGTAATCGGTGAAAATGCCTTTTTCAAAGGTGTAAACTTACAAACCCCACCGACACAGGGAAACCAACAAATCGGTCAATTAATTGAACTTTTGCAGTACTACAAAGCTAGCCTGTTTAACGATTTGGGTTTGAACGCAAATTATAATATGAAACGTGAACGGTTGAACACGCAAGAAGTTTCAATGAATATTGATGCGTTGATGCCGTTTGTGGATTCAATGTTAACAGAACGTGTTGAGGGTGTAAAACGTGTTAACGAAATGTTCGGTACGGATATTACCGTAACTTTGGGGTCAAGTTGGAAAACCGAGCACGAAAATTATTTGTCGTTGCTCAAAGCAACAGAAGACGGGCACGACCACACCGAAACAGAAGACGTTGACCCTGTAACGGAAAACGAAACAGAAGAAACGCAAGAAACAGAAGAAACGGAAACAGAAACAGAAGAAACGCAAGAAACAGAAGAAACAGAAACAGAAACAGAAGAAACGCAAGAAACAGAAGAAACAGAAGAAAAAGAAAACAAAGATGACAATTAATGAACTTTTTACAACTGAAAACGGTTTATTTGATAAAATCTTTAAACCCCTGTTTCCTGTTTTGTATGAATCAATATTCGGCACGGATGACCCGAAAATAATTGATATTGATTTTCGTTTCAAATATGGAAACAGAACTTTGTGTGATGCCGTTACAAACGAAACTGCAGATGATATAGTAAAGGGTATTATTACAGTAAAGTTTGACGAATGGCAAAAACAGATTCAAGTGTTTAATAAAGAATATGACGTGTTAAACCCTGTAACGTCAAAAACAACGGAAACAACAAGCAACACCGTTGACGAAACAGGTAATAACAGTACAGTCGATTCAAGTGTAACGTTTAATAATGGGGAATTTGGAAATGACACAAAACAACAAAAAGATTCCACAGGGAGCAGACAAGAAACGGGCACGAAAACAACTGTTAAAAACGGTGTTCCGTCTAGTGTTCCAACTAGTGAAATTATTCAAAAAGAAATGAGTTTGCGCAAAACTAATTTCAAAACGCAAGTGATAACAGAACTTGCAAAAGAATTAACGATAGATATTTATTAATTACTAAAATTTTTATAAAAATGGATGTAAAACAGATTTATAGTTTAGTTAACACCGTATCGGGTGAAGTTTTGGGTAAAACCGATTTAGTACACGAAGACCTTACAGGTTTGGTTGATTTGGGTAACGAAGTGTTTAACCAAAATGCCGTAGATAATTACGTCAAATCGTTGGTTAACCACATCGGTAAGGTTGTTTTCGTGAACCGCCCTTATTCGGGTAAAGTTCCGAGTGTTCTTATGGATGCGTGGGAATTTGGTAGCGTTTTAGAGAAAATCAGCGCAGACGTTCCACAGGCTGAGGAAAACGACACGTGGAATCTTACTGACGGCACAGAGTACAAACAGGATGTTTTCCACAAACCGACCGTTTCCGCTAAGTTCTTCAACTCAAAGGTAACTTTTGAAGTTCCTGTATCAATTACTGAAAGACAAGTAAAGGAATCTTTCAGCAGCGCAGAGCAGTTAAACGGATTTTTGTCTATGATTTACTCAGCAGTTGAGAAGTCAATGACTATCAAGACGGATGCGCTTGTTATGCGCACAATTAATAATATGATTGCGGAAACGTTGGATGCAGACAAAACCGCTTTCGGATTCGTACCGTCAACACACGAAACTGTAGACTATGCGAGTGCGTCAACAGTTCGTTGCGTAAACCTGTTAAAACTTTACAACGATAAAACGGGCGCACAGTTGACCGCAAACGTTGCAGTAACCACACCCGATTTCATACGTTTTGCAGCGTATACAATGGGTTTGTATGCCGACCGTTTGCAGACAATTTCAACCCTGTTCAACGTTGGCGGTAAGGAACGTTTCACACCGAAAGACGTTTTGCACACCGTTCTGTTGTCCGATTTCGCAGCCGCTGCAAAAGCATATCTGTATGCCGACACGTTCCACAGTGAAAACGTTTTGTTGCCACAGGCTGAAACCGTTGCAAGTTGGCAAGCAACAGGAAAAGACTATGCTTTTGCAAACGTTTCAAAGATTGACGTAAAATCGGCAAGCGGTGCGAGCATTTCAGTTAGCGGTGTTTTGGGCGTGATGTTCGATCGTGATGCGTTGGGTGTTACAAATTTGGATAAGCGAGTAACGACCAACTACAACGCAAAAGCAGAGTTTTTCAACAACTATTTCAAGTTTGATGCGGGTTACTTCAATGACACAAACGAAAACTTTGTTGTGTTCTTTGTTGCCTAATTTTTAGTTGTTTAACTGTTGGGGTGTTCCTGTAGTTGATAGCACAGGGATGCCCCTTTTTAGCTTTTAAGGTATGATTAAAATTAAAACTTACATTTACAACGGCAAACCGAATGAAGTAAACAAGACTTTACAGGAAAACGAAGAATACACGGGCGTATTAAATGCAACGTTCAACGTTTTAACGCCTGTTGTACGTTTCAGAACCCGAACCCCTGTAACGTTTAACTATGTTTATATCGAAAGTTTGAACCGTTATTATTTCGTTTCTGAGAAACAACAAGACGGGGATATTTGCACAGTTCGTTTGCGTGTTGACGTTCTGTTTACTTATAAGGACATTATTTTAAACAGTACTGCAACGTTGACAAAAAGCGAAAACGGAAACAAATATCTTTCAAACCGTTCAAACGTTGTTGACGTGCGCCCGAATATCAGAAAACTAGATTTTCCGAATAAGGGGCTATTGAACGAAACAGGTAGTATTGTTATGGTAACTATTAAAGGTAACGTTTAAATATGAAAATAGTTTATAATATATCAGACCAAACAACAGTTATCGGTGACAAACCCGAAACTATTGAAAAGGGTGAAACTTTAAATTTGACCTTACAGGCAAATTCGGGGTTTAAGTTTGACCCTGAGCCGTTGGTGGCTATAAGAACCTCAAGTTTTCAATACATCAATACAAACTTTGAAATAGATTCAACGTGGAAAAAAGCAACGATTTCTTATGTTATTCCAACGAATGCCGCAAATTGTACCGTTAAAGCCTTTACAGTTGAAAGCGCAGACCCCGAACCCGAAACCGTAACGGTTACAAACAATTTGTCAAATTGTACTAGTTCGTTGAACAATGGAACGGTGAACAAAGGTGAAGAAATAACGATAACTTTAACCGCAAACAACGGGTTTTCTTTTTCGGGTGTTGCCCCAACTGTTGACTATGAAACAACGGGTACACCGTCAACTGTTTTCAATGTAGCGAGTGACAAACTAACTGCATCGGTGACAATAACACCAAATGACAATTTTACAATTAATGCCGTTGCACACGAAATTAAAACGTTTGTGAACGTCACATATAATTTGGCAAATTGCGTTTCAAGTTTGACGGGTGAAACTGTAGAAAAGGGCAAAGAAATTACGGTAACGGTAACGGCAAACGAAAACGCCATATTTGACGGAATCACGCCAAACGTTTACTATCTAGAGCACGGAATCCCGAAAACGGTTAATTTTACGCTAGATACCGAAAAGAAAACGGGTACACTTACATTTACGCCAAACTTTAACTTCACTTTGAATGCAGAAGCAAACGTAATAGAACCCGTTGCGAAAAATTACGGTGCTATTAATGTTTATAAAGTAAGTTTGGAAAATTTGGATGCTTTTAGTAAGCAACGTTTTTCAAAAGTTGTTGACGAAACAACAGGTGCAACACAAACCGTTAATTTGGGGGTTTATGTAAACCGAATAAAGCGTATTTTTGCAGATGTTCCTGTAAGTGGTACGGACAATTTGAAATGCGGTAACTATGATACGAAAATCGTTGTAGAATCGCCAAAAACCGATATTTTAACAATAGATTTCGGTAACGTTGAACTAACAGGGGCAAACGGTAACAACGAAGACTTTAACGCACAGGTACAAATGTTTATCCCGTTACGTGGGTTTGTTCCTGTAGATAGTTCTTACATCGGTAAGACGGTTAATTTGTCGTTGAAAGTTAACGTTATTACAGGGGATGCCGTGGCGTTTATTTCGTGTGACGGGGTAGCATTTCAGTTTGAAAGTTTTTCTTTGTCACGTGATGTTATTTATCGAACAGGTGATAACGATTTGAATATCGTTGGCGGTGATAAATGGAACGAAGAAATTTTGTACGGTTTAGAACCTTATGTATTGATTACTGAAAATTTAACCGTGAACGTTCCTGTTAACAACACGCAAGAAAACGTAACAATAAATGCGGTTACAGGTTTTGCACAGTTTGCAAACGTGAATTTAAATACTGCAAATTTGTTAGTAGATGAATATGATGAAATCATTTCACAACTTGAAACAGGCGTTTATTTATAAAAGAAAACAGGCGGTAAAATTGTTACCGCCCGTTTTCTTATTTTTTATTATTAAATTCGTTGGATAAACCTTTGCTGCAAATAAAATCTAAAGCACGGTTTTTCTTTGCCTTTTCTGCATCAAGTTTGCAAGAAATAGTTTTTATTACTAAGGTTTGCGCCTTTAATGTTTCGATAACAGAATTTAATAACATACCGTTTGTACCTGTTGTTTCTTCTGCTATATATTGCAAATTTTCTGTTGAAACTTTAACCGACTTCAACAAAATTTCTATTGCCTTTTCCATAACTATTTCTTTTCTAGATTCATTATTATTTGGTTACGGGGTTTGCCGTTTCGTGAACAAACCGAAATATGAAACCAAAAAGACGTTGACCCTTTGCGGTGTTCCTTAATAAGTTGGTCAAAACCGCCTGTTTCTCTAAGAACCTTTTCTAAAGATTCCATATCAGCACACACCACATCAGCCGCCAAACCTTTAAGGTGTTGACTGTTAGCAACACCGCCCACCGCTTTATTAAGCATCGGTGAACGATAGCCGCTATTTACTAAGATAGGTTTTCCCAACTTTTCACGGATGCCGTCTAAATAATCGGCAAGACGATTCAAGTTGTCAACAATTTCAAACGTTGGCAAATTGTCAATGCCCAAACGTTTTGCAGTTGGCGAGTTGATAAACTCGCTTAAACTAAAATACTTAATCTTTTTCATATCATTATTATTTAGTTGAAACAATAAACCACTTTCGGGAATCTTTGTGCATTGGAAAACGACCCTTTACCGTTATCTTACAGTCTCCCTGTAAGTAATCAATTTTGTTATTGAAGAACTCGCTTACTTTGTCAGAACGAACCATAAAAACCGTTTCTTTGTCGGTTTGTGTCAATGTAATCTTAAAATATGAATATTCCATATATAATTTATTTTGTGCCTGTAAGGGGTGAACCTTACAGGCGGTTAAACATTTATTTGATTCGTTCACTTGTTTGAATCAACTGTAAGAATGAACTAGCATTTTTACCCAATTTGTTGCTAAGTTGAGTAACGCAGCATCCATATTCGTTGATGTAGTTCAAACTATCTTTTGATTCAAATATTGTGTAAACGTCTTTCGTCAACTTTGGCAAACGGTTGTGCTTGATGCAGTTTGTTTCGTGCTCAAACATAACTTTTGCCACGTCAGCGAAATCGCCTGTAACAATTTGTGTTTCACGTGATGTTTCACTTTTTACACGTGTACCGTCAACAGTTAAAACTGTTTCAAACTCTAAAGTAATTTTGTACGTTGCCATATTCGTATTTTTAAAGGGTTGAACTATATTTTCTAAATCACGTTGCAAAGATACTAATTTTCCACAAACCCACCAAATTATTTTTGTTAAATATTGCAAAAAGTTTAATTTAAATCTTTTTAACATCTATGCCTTTGTTCCACGTGAAACATCCGCTTTGTCACCGTTCCACGTGAAACATCTTTTTATAAAAGTTTAACAAAAGGGGCGGTGTTAAAGTGTGTTAAAAGGTGTGTTAAAGAATCGTAATTGTGGCACAGAGCAAAAACCGTGCCAAAGTGTGTTAGCAACTGTTAAAAATGCGTTGGGAAATGTTAAAATGGGGTGCCTTGTGT